GCTGTGTCTATTTGTTCTAACTTTTGGTAGCTTTTAGGTATCTCAATAACTGGTATGTTTTCTAGCTTGTAGTTTACGCTTGTAGTTATATTACAAGTGTCGTCTAATTTAGTGTAATACTTTTTATACTTGTAAAAGTATTGACTGCGTGGACTATTGAAACTTCTTCTAAGTGCTACTGCACCATATTTTAAGATACCTTTTTTACCGTCTTTTTCGTATATACTTTTTAGTGTGTCTTTATTCATTTGTAAGAAGTATAGCATAAGTTCTTGTACTACTTCGTTTATTTCGTTTTCATCTGTTGTAAATGCGTATGACATTTCTATAAAATCTTTTCTACAATCTGCTACTATTTTATAAATCTTATTCATTTATAGGTTGAATGTCTTTAAGTTTACTTATAACCTCTACTATTATTTCTGATAGTAATAACTGATACGTTCTAAGCTGTGCTATGTTTCTTTTGTTTTCTATACCTGCAAAAAAACCATTAGTCATAGTTGTTACGTTTATAGGTATAATTAACAAAAAGTCTAACCAGTTGCCTGTATGTGTGGTTATCTTATATTCGTTGTGATATTCTATTATAGTCTCTAAAACATCTAAATAGTTCAGATACTTAGGTTTACTTGCGCATTGTTCAGCGAAACTACATACCGTGTCTAAATACTTTTCTATTATTATTTCGTGTTCTTTATTAACGTATATTGGTTTCACGTTTGTAATTTAATTTTATTTTTTAATCTAAACCCTTTTCTTTTTTTAAGTTTTTAACAAGCGTTTTGTAATAAGTTATATTTTCGTTGTATTCTACTCTAGTAATCTTTACTCTACTTTTACTTAATAATTCTAAGTCTTGTGCAGTACCTATACCATAGTCTTTGTCTAATTTAAGACCGAACAACCATTGTTCGCCTTGACTAAATATATTACACTTAGCACATTGTACTTGACAATTTTGCTCATTAAATCGTGTAGGTAAAAATTTACGTGATTGAAAGTGACCACATTGTAGCTTTTTATAGTGGTCTACCTTACCACAGGTGTAGCATTGTGCTAGTCCTGTATCAGTTGCTTTACGCAGTCTTATATATAAAGAAAACCATTTGTCTAATTCTTTTTTAAGTTTACTTATTGTTTTCATATATCTATAATAAGCTGCAGTAACGGTAACAATATACCTTTACTTGTATTGTTGTCACCACCTTTTTTGTCTAAATCTGTGTTTAAATATGCACGGCACTTTTCTTTTAATTTTTCTGTTTTTATTAATATATATGAATAGTTATTTATTACAAAACAATAATAATCTGCTTTTGTTGTAGCTATACCACTTGCTTTTCCTCTGCTTTCATATTCTACATAGACACGTCCTGTTTCTTCTGCTTTTAGGTCTGTTTTTACTTCTATAGTTTTATTAGAAAATATTTGTGCTAATTCCTTTTCTTTTATTTGTCCAAGTTTCAAATCGTATTGAAAATCACTACAAAATTGCATTTTTTATTGTAATAAGTTCTGTTTGTAGTATGGTACTTTTTTAGGGTCTGCACCTAATGTATGCACTTCGTAATACGCTTCTTGAAGTCTTTTCTTATGTGCCAAACACCACCTATAAAAAGTTCTAATATTTAAAAAACTATCTTTTTCATCTAGTCTAACACCTAACCTAAATGCTGTGTCCACGTCTTCTATTGTTAATCGTCTAAATCTTTTATCTGTCTCTAAATCATAAGCAAATGTTTTAGATAATACTGCTAATGTTTTACCGTCTGTCTTATGTCCTAGTTCTATTGCAGTTCTTGAGATAATATCGTATAGTTTTTCTTTCATAAGTATTGTTTACCCTTTTCGTATTCGTTTAATTGTATGTCTATTTTAGACGTGCTTTTATTGTAGTCTTTGCTACGCTTTGCCCAAGTCTTTAATCGTCTGTTAGTACACCACGTTTTTTGCATCTCGAAGCGCAACTTACCAGTCTTACTAGGTTCTGTCCAATAATCAAAAAATTCTTGTAACATATCATTATTATAATCGTAAGAAAAAACTTCGTCCTTAAATATATTAATATTATTATTTATTCTTATTTCTTTATTCTTATTAATAGTTGTTGATTTTTTTAACTCCAAGTTGTTAAAATTTTTAACATCTAGTTGTTCAATTTTTTGACAACTGAGCAATTTAAGTAATTCATTGTCGTTAATCTTAAAGTGGGTTTTAGCAGGTATACCTTGTATTTTGGTTTCTACTATGTTATGTTCTTTAAGTAATTTAAGTGCGTTTCTTTGTTCGTGTGGTGATAGTGTAGTGTCTTCTTGTATATTCTTTGCAGTATTAAAAAACCAACAGTCTACTAACAAACCGTTGGTCTTAAAATACTCCTCTTTACTAATTAAATCAGCTAAGTAAACCGTTGCTTTCAAACCTAATAACAAAGAAAGTTTTTTGTTTACTATTAAAAATGCTGAACTACTTAGTAAATGTTTCATACAAAAATATTAATGTTATGTTCATAGTTAATTAAAATTTTCTTAAGTTCTTTAATTGTGTCTATTAAGTTATTAAGATTAGTTTGTAAACTATGCTCAAAACGTTTAGTTTCTACATTTAATTGTATTTCTTCATTTTCAACTTTTTTAATATCTGACATTTTTAATTTGAGTTTAAACTCTGAATACGATAAACCATGGTCTAGTTTGTCTCTATACTCTGTTAAAACTTTATTATATGTGTCTCTATATAAACGCCAAGTATAAAAATACGTGTGATGATTTTCTTTATAATGATATATATTAGTTCTGTCACGGTTTAAATGTTTAGCTATTGTTTTGAAATTAATATTTGCTTCTATTAACGCAATATTAGCTATAGCCATACGTATAGCACTATAAGGTTGTTTACGTGAATTAGAAGTAAAATCTTCTACTTTTGTATTACAAACCTCTGATGTAATATTACAAATACGTTGCATTAATCTGTCGTCTAAATTCATAACTAGAAAGGTATTTTGTCGTTTAAGTTGCTTTTTATTTGTCCTGAAATTATCCACGTGCAAAACATATTAGCCGTTTCTAATATTTCTTCAGGTGAACATTTATCTGCGTTACAATAAGCTGTAGCATTATATAATGCAACCTGTCGTGAAATAACTAACTCTTTTCTGTTATCCTTTTCTTCCCAGTCTTGTCTAGTCATTTTATCATCTTTTTTAACGTAATTGTTAAACTCTTCACGCATAGGACTAACTGATTTAGCTTTTGTAAACTCGTGCTGTCCTAAGTCACCTGTAAACTCGTATGTTAATTCATAACCTACTTCTTGTTTTTTTGTTTTACCAATGTCTAGTTTATCACCGTTTTCCATAATTAGTTTGTGGTAAAGAACTTTGTATTGTCCGTAAGGTTCGCCTACGTTTACCACTTCTTTAATTTTGCTTGTTTTCATAATATTAAATTTAAAATTGCCTACGTTAAAGGTGTAGGTTTACCTTATAATAATTGCTAACGCTTTATCGTTATTGTTTTTGTGCATATCTAAATAGAAGTCACGCTTTTCACTATTTTGTAAATCATATTCGTAAACACCTCGCATCTCCCAATCTTGGGTTGCTCTGTATTCTTCTATTTGTTTTTCTGTACCTATAAGTCTTACATAGTTAGCAAAACCTATATCGTTATAGTATTCGTTAGTAGCTACGTCTTGTCTTTGTACACCTACTTGTACGCCTTGTTTTAGTAGGTAGTCTTCAGCTATTATTGTTATATCATCCATAGCTCTTGTATTAATTTAGTTACTAAATAACCTAATAGAAACATAAGCGTAAACATAACAAACTTGTGGTCGTATTTATGCATAAATCTGTGAAATTTATTTTTGTAAAAGGTTTCTATACGATATACAGGCTTGTCGTATGTATGTTTGTAATTTGTTCTAAAGAATCTGTCAAGTTCTTTTGTAGTTAGGTTTGCTGCTACTAAATTGTTAGTAGACTTGTGATATATATTGTGTAAAGTTTCCATAGTTATAATTTTGTAGTTTCTAATAATTTGTATAGTTTTTCTCTTAATTCTATATATTGCAATTTATAAGTCTCATTGTTTTGCCTTAGTCTTGCATTATCTCTTTTGTACTCCTGTAATTTTTGTACAAGGTCATCTTGTGTAAGTTGTAAGGGAGTGTTAATACTGTTTTTTGGTATATAAGTTTCCATAATTATATTTTTTGCATTGAACTAGGACGCTTGCCTATTTGCTCTGTAATAAACTCTTTTGCGTCTTGAACTCGCCTGTGAGGAACTTCCATTATTATAGGCTTGGTGTTTTTAGTCATATGACTTTTAAACCACACTCTAAATTTGTGTGTAATTTCTATTGTAGGATTATTGATATCCGTGGTGTTTAAAAAGATTTTCATGTCTTGTTATGTATTGATTAATATGGTGCTAATATACAACAATATAAATTAGTTATCAAATTATTTTGTGTAAAAGTTATTAACAGATAGTTTGTTTATAACTCCATTAAGAGATTAAGAGGTGTTTTACCGTTGTTAAGAATTACTGCACACCCTATTGCAGGTTTTTTACCTGCTTTAGCGTATGCAAAACTAAGGTTAGAAAAATTTATACCTGTACCTACTTGACAACCATACACTCTAAAATTTCTACCTACGTAGTGTTCTGTGTAGCATTGGGTGTGTAAATGTCCTTGTACTGTGTTCATCATGTCTGCACGGCATTTAGTCCTTGCAGTACCACCTTCTCCGTGAACGTATTGTACGTTGTCTTGTACGTATCGTTCTACAAATTCCCAGTTAGGTGTTCCTAAAACCTCGCTATATGATTTTAACCATGCTGAAGGTATACCACCTGTCATAGCTTTACGTGCAGCCATGCGGTCATGATTTCCGATTATAACCTTAGTGCCTTCTTCGTTAAATTCATTATACCACCTCTGAACCCTTTTTATAGCAAAATTAAGTTCGTCACCTGCACTAGGTAAATCAGGGTTTTGCTCATGATAAGAATACCCTGCTGAATCAAGAACGTCACCTATAAAAATAACTTGGTTACAATTATATGTATCGTATTGTTCTAATACCCAAGGTAAATATTCGTCTAAATCCCAAGGACAATGAAGGTCACCGACAACTAAAACGTTTCTAGTGTCGGTTTCCCTCATTTTTTTTAGTGCTACTATTTCGTGTGGTTTTAGTCGGAATCTATTGGACTGCACCCTTACCTAAGTCTGCTACGCCTTGCGCACCTGTTAGAGTGACTAAAGCCCAAAATATCTCACTTACTGCGTCTTCTGTAACACCTAATGCTCTAGCGACTGCAGGTATTACTATTGCAGCTATTGTAAACCATACTTTTTTTGACTTTAAAATTGTCATAATTAAATATTCTTTCATAATAAAAATTTAAGGTTAATAATCGTATGTCCAAATGACGTTCTTATCTTTCATAGTATCTACGTCACAATGTATAAATGTTTTACCGATACCTATTCTATTTATACCTACGGACATCAATGAACTAAGTAATAGGTATCTTTCTCTACTTCCGTTATATGCTATATCTGCTGCTAGTCCTTTTTTGTGTGAACTGCCTACACGTGCTTTTATAACATTGTCGTTATAGTGTTCGGTTCTATATCCTGATGTTATTTTAAATATCATTTGACCATCTACTATATCTCGTGCTTTGTCTAATAGTGCTACAAATTCTCTATTCATTTGCAAACCACTATCAGGTTCGTCAGGACTTGCGAACTCTTGTAAGTTAAAATACTTGTATGTCATTAATACATACTTTTTTTCTTCTTCTTTTTCTTTTTGTGTTTACCTGGCATTGAATTTTGTAAATTTATAAATAGTAAATAATATCGCTAAAACTAAAGATACAAATGTAAGTATCTCATTAACTTGCGCCATACTTAATCCTATTGCACTAACGTTTGCTAGTCCTACTTGTGCTGTGTCTTTTATCTCGTTCATTTTTTAAATAGCTTTTTAGTGCTTTCTCGTTTTTTGGTTTTGGTTTGTAATATTTTCTACTCATTTAAATCAGGTGTTAAAAAGTCACTTAATGTAATACCACCTTGCCTGTCTCTTACCTTTTCTAAATTCATACCTGAATAAAACGCATTTTTAGAAGGTGATATGTCTTCGTTAGTGTTTGTATTTAATTCAGGGTAACTACTATTATTGTGTCTCAAATAGTCTATTAAACGTTCTGTATAAAACTCTGCTGTGTTTCTTACTTCTTCACGTAAGTCGTTTGCTTCTTGTCTACTTAACGGTGTACTGTTTTCTGCTGTCTTTTGTACTATGTTATTGTTCATTACTTTAAATCGTAAGAACGGTATACACTCAAAGAACGCCCAATGTACTAAAGCGTCTTGTACGTATTCGTCTACTAAGGTTTCGTAAACCCCTGACAACGTGCCACCTGATATTTTAGCTTGTAGTGCTTCAAAAAGGTCTGTACCTAATACACGTTCTATGTGTTTCTTTTGTGCTACTTTTAGATAGGGTAAGATAAACTCAATGTCTACGTTACCACCTATAGCAGTAGAATCTTTTAACTTGTTTTCTGATATAAATAATACGTAACTCATTTTATCTCTTTTTTACAAATCCGTTATTAGGTAAATCTCTAGGTGCTACTGAAACCTCTTGTGCGTTTCTAGGTAGTTTTACACCCCTACTTCTAGCTTCTGTTGAACTTATCACTTCGTCACTATTTTTAGGTCTGCTACCTTTTTGTACTAATATTACTCTAAACCATTTATGTCTACAATTACCACCCCCTTTATATTTCCAAATTGAATAAGTGTTAGCACCACCTTTACCCCAACCTGGATTAACTGCACGTCTACCCATAGCTAAAATGTCTTCTTTTCTATAAACCTTATTAGCTTTTATCATTTTATTACAAAATTCTCTTTCACCTGTTTTTGCACCTGCATATCTATATCTAACTCTATATATGTGGTCTTGATACTTTTCTTGTTTAGTAGTTTGGTCTTGTCCTGATTTTCTGTTAGTATATGCACTACCTGTACTTGTTAGTTTTATATGATTTGTGTTTAAATCATTTTCAAAGTCAAAGTCTTCTAGTTCGTCTTGTGCTTCTTCTTCGTTAATTACCTCCCATTCATCACTTATGTCTTCACCGTATTCCTCTAAACATTTATCTAGCTCTGACTTTTCTTCTGACATTCTAGTTTTTGTGTCTTCGTGTTTTGCACAAGGCATATATACCTTTTCACCGTTTAGTTCGTGTTCGTGGAAACCTTCACAACCTAGTTCTTTTGCTTTTATCAATGCTTCTTCTACTGTACTATAAACAGGCATACCGTCAATATCACCTACTTTAGCTAGTTTTTCGCTTTCTAAGTTTTCTTGTTCTAGTGGTTCAAGTCCTAGCTTTTCTCTTATTTCTTCTTTTGTCATTACATTACGCATATCTTCAACGGTAAACGTAGTCATAATAGGACTGGACTGCACTATTTGTAAGTCTGCTTTTATATCGTTTACCAATAGTATCTTTTCTATTGTTTTTAGTATGTGTTCTTGGTAAGGTTTTACAACTGTGTTTTGGTATATCTCAAATGCTTGCATAAGTTCGTCACGACCACCTAACTGACCTTCTGTTTTAACTCCTAATAGCATAGGACTTGTAACCCTGTGACCTGTCATTATGTTTTGTACTAATAACTCTTGAAGTGCTAAATATTGTTTGTCTGCGTTGCTTACGTCTATTGGTGTTATTTCTGCTGCTCTGTCTTTACTATCTGAAAAACTTAAAACAAATTTTCCTGCGTTTCCTGAACCTGTAAACTTCTTTTCTATACTACGTTCTATTTGTAGTCTTTCTTCTGCTGTAGGTACTCCGTTATTCATATTAATAAAATAAGAACCTGAAAAACCTCTTTCTATATTGCCTAAATGATACTCGCTTACTTTTTGGTCAATTAACGCCCAGTTACACGCTGAACTATAATCAGGTGTGTAGTACATTTCCATATTAGGACTGTACAAACCTGTGTATAATATCTGACTAGGTGTAGTTCTGTCTAGTGGGTTAAATGCTGCAACCTCTTGTGGTTTATTTCGTCTTATATTACTCCAGTCTGCACAGATATAGTATTTGTCCACTCTACCCATTGCGTTCGGTAAACCTACTCTAAGACGTTCTACAGGCACGTGGTATAGTTCTGCTACCTGTCCTGACTTAGAATATATAACATTTAAGGCAAAACCACCTTGTAGTTTAAAATCAAAAGCACATTTTTTAATTACTTCGTGTAGTGTCTCTTTACTATTAGCGTTTTTAAAGAAGTTTTCTAGCTTTGCGTTTAGCTCTACTGTGTCTGTTTCTTTTGCAGTTATGTCTTGTCCTGCAATCATTTGTGCAGTGGCGTTAATTATAGCTGAATGAGTACCTGAATTGTAGTATAAATCAATAATAAAGTTTGGGTACAAATTTTTATAGTCGTCTGTACCGTACTCAATCCAGTTTTTACCACGTGCTTCTTGTATTTGTGGTGCTGTGCTGTACTCTAAGTTTATGTTTATAAGGTTTTCCATTATTCTACTGTTGTCCAATTAGAACTTTGTAGTTCTGTTAGTATTTCTGCGTGTGTGTAAGTATCTACGTCATTTAAAAACAAAGGAGTTTCTCCTTCCCACTTAGCTATAAATAATAAACCGTCATTAGATAT